TGATAGACACAGCGTATTGGCATCCAATCATAAGACAATGGACAGAGCATCAAGTAGTAATAACACCTAGTTTTGAGGACGAAATAAACATCCGAATAACTGGTAAAAATGAGGACAACGTTAAGGACTACTTACATGATATTTTTAGTGAGGCATTAATGAAAGAGTATGTAGTTTTTAAAAAGGGCTGGGATGTCAAAGATTCATCAGAAATAGAATCTGAACTAGAATCTGAACTAGATTAACAGACCAAAAAAGCTAAAGCAGTGGTAAGAATCACTGCTTTAATCTAAAATAACAATTGCAGGTGTGTGCATGAGGTTAGCACATAATAAAAACTTATTACAAGGATAATCAAAAGTTATATTAGGTAATCTTATGACGATAGGACAAAATTATAAGCAAAAATAATATTAGATAAACTTATGACAATACCTAAAACAGATAAAAAAAGACAAAACTAAAAGTATTGACATTTTTTGAAAAAGATGACATACTATAAACATAAACGAAAACCGGAGTTACCAACCATGACTACACTAGACACAATGATTTTAGATTATATCGCAATTGGGGCATATTGGGCATTTAACGCTACCGTTGTATTCTTTACCGTAATGATGATAATATCGGGTGTTTTGCACGCATTTTGGGGCATTTTAGAGGGGGTGGATAGCCGAATATTTTATCCTCAAAACTTGCATAATATGGACACGACCGATACACAAATTGATACCCAAATTCCTAATTTAGAAAATCTAGAGGAAGACTTAAATTTAGTGTCTAAAATAGAGTCAATATCTCAAGTGGCGATTAAACAGGAACTGGTAGAATCAGAAGTGGTATCAATCAGACAATTAAAAGTGATGGCCAGAGAATTAAAAATTAAAGGTTATGGAAGTATGACAAAACAACAATTGATAGAAAAAATTCAACAGAGTTGAGAAAAAAGTCAAGGGGCTATGTGCCAGTTTATAAACTGTCCTAAAACACCAAAAAACCCCTTGACAATTCAATAGAACAGTGGCATAATAGACACATAAGCAAAAAATAGGAGTCACCAATTATGTTTGTAAGATTAAGCTATCACAATATCGACGACCTCTTTATTTTGTTTGATGCTGGGGTTATTGACTTAAAAACTAAGTCTCAGGTATCCCTATCAGAAATAGAAGACTATGATAATTTTGGATGGTTAGAGTTAACGAGTAAAAATTTAGAGGCAATTTGTGAATATTGTGCAGAGTTAGGTATAGAGTCTAATGGTTCATTAGGTGATTTTCGTTACTGGTATTCTGCGGACATGAACTACCATTTAGAGTTAAAAAGTGACCAGTCTGAAAACTTAGAGGTTAAAATTGGAGAAATCAACTTAAAGCTAGAGGGGTTAAAATTAATTAAAAACGAAAGCTAACAAAAAAAAAGGTTGAGAGCAATAGCTCAACCTTTTAATTTGTGTCTAATCGAGTGCAAGGGTAAATTATCATGTTTGTACCATTTAAAGAATGCGAAAAAAATTGTTTTCACAGTTTAACGGCTTACATAGAATAGCATTGATAGAACTGCTGATTCTTATGTTTCTCTGGGGAGTAATCGAGCAGTATAACCATTTCAAAAATGGTGGTACATTAAGAGATAGTGCAAGGGTACAAATTCAGGAAAAATAAGAGAGCCAGAGGGATTGTGACAATTAAAAAACTGTCACAATCTAATTAAATCTCCTTGACAATTCAATAGAACAGTGGCATAATAGAGAAATAAGCCAAAAAGTACAGGGGTTAGACAATGATTAAAGTAAGATTAAGCTATACACGACGACTTTATTTGTTTGATGCGGGGGTCATTGACTTAAACACTAAGTGTCAGGTATCACTAGATGACATAGAAGACTATGATAATTTTGGATGGTTAGAGTTGACGGCGGATAAATTAGAAAATGTTTGTGAGTATTGTTCAAATTTAGGAATAGAATCTAATGTTACATTAAGTGATTTTCCTTACTGGGAACTTTCTTACTGGTACTCCTACGACCAAAATTACCGTTTAGATATAAAAAGTGATTCAGGTGAGGACTTAGGTTTAGTTAATAAAATATTTGAGATAAACTTAGGACTTTGGAAATCCAAGCTAATCAGAGAAAATAAAAATCTAAAACGGATAAATAGTTCGCTCAATATTTAAGTGAGTGTTTATTTATAAAGCTACAATGAAAAAGAAATCGTGCGGTAAGAAGATTAAAAAGGTTACTCCAAAGCCGGTTAAACCTTCTAAATAGTCAAGATAAGGACGGTGTATCCCGTCCTATTTTATTAAAATAAAAGTTATGAATCTAATAAAAAATTGGTTAGTAATAATGTCTTCAGTAGGCTTATTAGGGGTTAGCGTATTGGCTATTCAAAACCCTGACAAATTCGGGCGAAACGTTGTAGAAATAACAGCGGTGCTAATAACGTCAGTTATCACCTTAGCCAAACAAAGTGATGAACATCCTAAACAAAATGATGAACCGCCTAAGAAACCTTAGAGCCTATTCCAAAAGTGCTAGTTTAAGAGGTATCACACCTGCAAAAAAGGTCAAAATATCAAGTCCAATTATGCCAGTTTATTAATTGTCAGGAGTTCCAAATGACTAACACGGTAAACGGTGAACTAACTTGGTTCAGAATATTAGGGCAAGATTGGAATGGTAAGACTCGTACAATGGAGATAGAGTTAGGCAAGTATGACGTAGGGGAATTAGAAAACTTAGGATTAGGATTAGGAGAATCCGAAAAAGAAGCGAGAGAGGTGATAAATCAATGGTTGAGGGCTATAGGTATTTATGAACCTCATGGCTTTTGGAGTGTTGATTTTAGTTCAGTAACGGATTATGATTGTCAGATTGAGTTAAGTGATGGACACTATTTAAGTGTAAATTGGGAGGACGATAAAAACTATGCTAAGTATCAAGAGATACTAAGACTTATCTAAGCTAAATGTCAAGTCCAGATGTGCCAGTTTATAAATTGGCACATCTACCACAAAAAAGTAAAAATGTCAATACCGATTGTGCCAGTTTATTAATTGTCACATCTACCACAAAAAAGTAAAAATGTCAAGTCAAATTATGCCAGTTTAGAAAGTGTCACAAAGGGTATAGACGTTTCTAAAAAAAGATGGCATAATAGTAATATAAAGAAAAACACAGGAGTTTCAAATGATTAACCCACTCAGAATCAAATTATCTGCTAAACATATTGTGGCTAAACGGGGTAAAGAAATAGTAGTGATCTATAATTTTATGCCCACAAATAATTGGAAAAAAAAAGCTAAATGGTTAAAAAAACTATTGTTTAGCTAAATGTCTATAGGTAATGTGCCAGTTTATTAATTGGCACATCTATCACAAAAGGTAAAAATGTCAATAGGTAATGTGCCAGTTTATAAATTGGCACAATAGGACTTAACAAAGAGTAAAGTCAATGCAGGTGGAAATGTGCCAGTTCATAAAGTGTCACAGCTACAACAAAAAAGTCAAACTGTCAATAGGAAATGTGCCAGTTTAGAAAGTGTCACAGCTATCATAAAAAGGTCAAAATGTCAATAGGTAATGTGCCAGTTTAGTAATTGGCACATCTACCACAAAAAGTAAAAATGTCAATAGGTAATGTGCCAGTTTAGAAAGTGTCACATAGGGTATAGACATTTCTAAAAAAAGATGACATAATAGTAATATAAAGAAAAACACAGGAGTTCCAAATGATTTACGACATCCCCCTGTTTGAAGTTGAATCCTCTGTCTTAATGTTTGTAGGTTATGAGCCAATTAGCGAAACATTAAGAATAGTATTTAAATCTGGAAGTGAGTACAAATATACAGGAGTACCAATTCAGGTGTATCAAAATCTCTGTAATGCAGAATCTATAGGACGAGAGTTCAATCGTACTATTCGTAACAAATACGATTGTACTCTAGTACAAGAGTTAAAAGTAGCAAGAAAAGCGTAAATGTCAATAGGTAATGTGCCAGTTTATTAATTGGCACAGCTACCACAAAAAAGTAAAAATGTCAAGTCCAATTATGCCAGTTTAGAAAGTGTCACAATAGGACTTGACAGAGAGTAAAGTCAATGCAGGTGAAAATGTACCAGTTCATAAAGTGTCATAGCTACCACAAAAAAGTCAAAATGTCAAGTCCAATTATGCCAGTTTAGAAAGTGTCACATACGGTATAGACAAATCTAAAAAAAGATGACATTATAGTTATATAGAGAAAAACACAGGAGTTCCATATGAAAACTATCGACCTAATAATTTCAGTATTATTTTCAGTATTAATTATCGGACTTTTATTTATGGCTACGATACCTAACCAGAAAAAAGTAGAATGTGAAGTTGAAAATCAAAGTCCTGCAACGGTACGCAAAGAATACTTATACATGAGATAAAAAAGTCAAAATGTCAATAGGTAATGTGCCAGTTTAGTAATTGGCACAGCTACAGCCAGTTTAGAAAGTGTCACATATGGCATAGACAAATCTAAAAAAAGATGACATAATAGTAATATAAAGAAAAACAAAGGAGTTCCACAATCTATGACTAACACAATTGAGAACACACCCCCTGGAGAAACCATTTCCGACATCTTGAAAGAGAGAGGAATACCCTTACGAATATTTGCTAATCGGATGGAAATGTCAAGAAAGGAAGCCTTTCGACTGCTGGCAAGTGAAACTGAGATTACAGGTCGTATTGCTTGCAAATTGCAGTATGCTTTCGGCTTACCTACTGCTCATTTTTGGAAAGAGCGTGAAAGACTTTACCGAGAATCTCTAGCAAATCAAAACAATGTAATGCAGAATCTAGGGAACAATAGTTCAATCGTACTATCCGAAACAGATACGACTGTACAGTAGTACAAGTGCTAAAAGTAACAAAAAAAGCGTAAATGTCAAGTCCAGATGTGCCAGTTTATTAATTGGCACAATAGGACTTAACAAAAAGCAAAGTTTATGCAGGAAGTAATGAACCAGTTTAAAAAGAGTCACATCTACCACAAAAAGGTCAAAATGTCAAGTCAAATTATGCCAGTTTAGAAAGTGTCACATACGGTATAGACAATTCTAAAAGAAGATGATATAATAGTAATATAAAGAAAAACAAAGGAGTTCCGCATGAGTTACGACACCTTCCTGATTGAAGTTAAATCCTCTGACTTATTAGCTGTCGGTTATGAACAGCTATTAAAAAACATGGCTAGTAATTTTCAAGATAAACTACCGGTAGTTATCTCAATTGGTGCTAAAGATGCGGGAAAAACCTTTAATTATATTCAGCTATCTCGCCTACAGTCTTGGGGAAATTTTTTAAATAAAGTTGATCCTAAAAATCAAGAAAATTCCGGAGAAAATCTGGGTTTAATATTTCCTTTACTCCAATCACAAAATTTAAATGATAAGTCCAAAAATATTCTTGAACAAGCACGGCTAAATGTAAATAATACACTCAATCATAATTGTCAATTTTCCATATCGGATTTTAAAGACAGAATAACGCAGTCTCTATCTAATCAAGATTGGAACGAGGTAGATTGGGCAAAATTTTGGGTCAAAGAATTTTCGAGAGTTTTAGGGTATAATCAGGAAAATTATCAACTAAATAAACTGCATGAATACCTTAAACAAAAAAACTCGAAGATTATATTTTTAATTGATGGATTAGAAGATGCTTTTCCTAATGTCGCCAATGATAACGATAACCTTCAACGAAAAGCCTTGAAAGCTTTGATCGATCATTTACCGAATAAATTAACAGAAATTAAGCAATCTAATCTAGGATTGATTGTCTTTCTGCGTCGAGATTTCTTGAGATATACAATCACACAAAACTCAGCACAATTTGAAAACTTATATCGTGAATACCGTTTTTAGTGAAGACGGCAAACTACTAAAGAGTCAATAGGAAATGTGCCAGTTTAGTAATTGGCACATCTACCACAAAAAGTAAAAATGTCAATAGGTAATGTGCCAGTTTATAAAGTGTCACATCTACCACAAAAAAGTAAAAATGTCAATAGGAAATGTGCCAGTTCATAAAGTGTCACATCTACCACAAAAAAGTAGCCAGTTTAGAAAGTGTCACATATGGCATAGACAAATCTAAAAAAAGATGACATAATAGTAATATAAAGAAAAACAAAGGAGTTCCACAATCTATGACTAACACAATTGAGAACGAATACACATCAGATTGGTTTTCGCCCCCTGGAGAAATCATTGACTACATCATGAGAGACAGAGGAATACCCTTACGAATATTCGCTAATCGGATGGAAATGTCAAGAAAGGAAGCCTTTCGACTGCTGGCAAGTGAAACCGAGATTACTGATAGTATTGCTTGCAAATTGGAGAATGCTTTCGGTTTACCTAATGCTCATTTTTGGATATTGAGTGAAGAGCTTTACCGAGAATCTCTAGCAAGAAAAGCGTAAAATGTCAATAGGAAATGTGCCAGTTTATAAATTGGCACACCTACCATAAAAAGGTAAAAATGTCAAGTCCCAATGTGCCAGTTTAAAAAGTGTCACAATAGGACTTGACAAAAAGTAAAATTTATGCAGGTGATACCCCTACCCCTCTTTTAGGCTAAAAAAGAAAGTGCCTCCTTTTTGTCCTAAATTTTTTTTTTGAAAATGAAAAATCAATTTAGGCGTAAAACTGTACTACTTAACCAAAATCAATAAAACTCAATCATATCAAGGGTTTTAGCGTTTTTACTTTAAAAAACACCATTTTAAAATCAATAAAGCCCAGTCATAGTATAGCTTAGACCTGTTTGTACTATGTAGTAGGGGGGATAACTTTATTTTTTTTTTATCTACTACGCCTTTAATCATCGCAGTTTAGGTACAAAAAAAACATAAACTATATAGAATGAGCAAATTAAAGCATTCGGAAGTCCTAATAAGGTGAGTCTGTTTTTTTTTTTTTTTGCTTTAACAGGGCGGGTTTTAGACTTTTCCGTATAGTGGCTTTTTTCTTTTAGCATTGTTCCACTTTAAGGTGGACATACACTACAGACAATAATAAACAGCCTTTTACCACACTTCAGAGCGGGTCGTGATACTTTTACTATTAAACGAATTTGTAATGGTCTAAGGGGTTAAAAATGGGTAAATGAGCAAATGTGGGCTAAATATTTAAAATATGTATTTAATTTTTGGTAGGTTGATTTTTGAATACCCTAGAATTAAAGTAATCTAGTATCCTATCCCCCATTCTATTTTTTTTTTTTCGCTATGTATATAGCATAGCATGGGTATAAACAAAATGTCAAGGGGTAGTGGAAAAATATTTTTTTTGGGGGGTGGGGTAAGGGAGAGAGGCAAAAAAGTATGAGAGTTTTTAAACTGCGATGATTAAAAGTGTAGTAGATAAAAAAAATAAAGTTATCCCCCCTACTACATAGTACAAACAGGTCTAAGCTATGCTATGACTGAATTTTATTGATTTTTAAATGGTGTTTTTTAAAGTCAAAAATGTTAAAACCCTTAATAAGATTGAGTTTTATTGATTTTTAGAGGGGTAGTACAGTTTTTTGAGTACAGCGAAAAACAACAAAAAAAGCCCCTCTTTTGGGACTAAAAGAAGGGTTAAACGGCTAAAGTGGAAATCAAAGAGAACAGGTAGAACCAAGTCGATATTTGATGTCAAATGTTCAAGGGAACGGGAATTAGAAAGATTAAAGCATTGTTCAGAAGGGAGATTGGTTAAACACCAGCTTAAAAGTTTAGGTTGGTCAACGTCAGTATTAAGAGAAGTAATACCGGGACGTTGAATAGAAATACAATAAGGAATACAGGATTGAGAAAGGATATAAGATTGGAGAATGGATAATTCATGAGGATTACGGATAGCACCAATAACAACATCATGACGACGTTGGAGAAGCAAAAAATCTAAAGAATGACGAAGAAAAGGGGCAGAAAACTCTGGGTCAATTTTATCACGCATAACAGACCAAGAGCAGATTTCCAAATCTTTTAAAGAAAGATGGTCAACACTATCGGGCAAAAGAATATGGGTGATAAAACGGTGAGTCATGTCATAAAGAGAAACATTATAAGCACCATATAAAACGGTGAGTCATGTCATAAAGAGAAACATTATAAGCACCATAAGTGTCAGAATAAAACTTGGAACAATAATGATAGGAAGCCAAAGAGGTATTAGAGTAATGACGGTGTAGAAATTCAAAACATCTGTCAAAAAGAATACCCATTTTGTTATTAAGAAAACGGTAAAAATTTGGAACAGAAGCCTTACCTTCAGGGGTATGCAAAGAACCGGACGGTAAATCGCACATAGACTCTAAGAAGGTTTTTAGGTCTTGAATAGGATGCAAAGGAACAAAAGAATGTTCCTGAAAAGCGTTTTCAGCAACGGATTTACCAGAACCAGAATCACCAAATATAAGAACCAATTTAGGTAGAATTGGTAAATTTGGGGAAGCAAAACTAGACATAGGAAAAAGTGGTAGAATTAAACTATACAATATAGTATAGCTTAAGTCAAAAAAAAAAGTCAACTATTTCAGAGTTGACTTTCAAAATTAATTTTCAGGGAAATGAGCCTCCAAATAGTTCCTAATTTCCTGAATTTTTGTTTGTTGATAGCTGTTAAAAAGAGACAGAAAAGATTGAGTGGTGAAGCCAAAGTGTAAGCACAAACAATCCCACGAAAAAAAACTGGTGGTAGTTTTTGGCTACTAGAAATTTTTGAGCAATTAATTCATCGTCTGTCATGGGTAAAGTCCTCTAGGGAATAAAAAAAAAATAATCGCACATTTTAGGTATTATAAGCGAAAACTTGAAAAAAAGTCAACTATTTTAGAGTTGACTTGTTAGAAAAAGTTTAATTAATCACCGGCACAAGCTTCACAATATTGGGAATCGAGATTACAGACAACAACATCAGAAGAAGAAAAAGGGTAGTCGTCAGAATCAAATAAAGCATCAAAGTCAACGTCTGATACAGATTGAGAATTAGGCAGATAGGAAAGAGCATCAAGAGCCTCATCGGAAATGACACGAGACTTATCGTTAGAAGATTGGAGAGTTGCCAGACGGTAGTAAGTAGTTTTGAGGTCAGAAGCAAGGAAAGTATCAATAAAAGATTCATCAACAGGACAAGTATCCCAAATATTAGCGGAAATAGAATGGCTAAGACCAGTAGAGTCCATTAAACGTTGCCAAATATTAAGAAGTCGCCATTGAGTATCCCAACCGACATGGGAAGCAATTTGAACGTTGGGGTGAAAATGAAAAATTTGAGAACCAAAAGTTTCAGAGGTACGTTCAATAGAACGACTTAAAGGAGGGCTAATTTCAGGAGTAATAGAGAAGCCTTGAGAATCAAAATGCTTAGTAAAAGAGGTTGCGGTAGGAGCAACGCAGAAAACACGGTCAAAGTTGTAAAGCTGACCAATATCAGCCGCTTCATGGTAGCCTAAAGCAAGATAGAAAGCAATTTGTTGGGGAAGATGGAAAGAAGAAACAAACGGAAGAGTACAACGGAGAATATCAGGACGGAAACCAGAAGTCATCTCTTCAATGGACTCTAAAGCAGAAACGAAATCGGAATAGGAAACATCATGGATAGCTAAAAAAGAAGCTAAACCAATAACACCAAGTCCAATTTGTTTGTCTTCGGCAGGGGAAAGATATTGACCAGTTTCACCAACACCAGTAAGAGGATGTAAACGAGCTAACCATTCAGCCCCTTGACGGAAAGCAGTGGGAATCTCATGAGGAGAAAGTAAACCCAAATTGATATTAGAGATAAGACAGGTAGCCCGACTTTTTAGTAAAATTTCTAAACAAACATTACTATAAAGACGTTCACCATGTTTATCGTATTGCTTTTTAGCTAACCAAACAGTACCATTGTCAACAGCTTCAGCTAATTTTGCTTTGATAGGATGAGTTTTTAGACCATCATCAACGTACATGGCTAATTTAATCCAAGCATTTTCAAATTCGTCAGCATTTAAAAAAGCCAAAGCGTCAGGGTTATCGTAGTCTAGATAAACAGTAACAGCCCCATTTTTAAAAACCCCTCCTCGACGAAGAGTTTCATTAAGTCGAGAGTAAAGAGACATAAAACTAACAGCACCAGAAGCGACAAGACCTTTATCGTTAGTAGAACCAGAGGGGCGTAAAGAGTTAAGGTCAATAGCACAGCCTGCGGCATTACGAAGAGCATGAGAAGTAAAAATCCAACTAGCTTCAATGCCATTATCACCTTCCATAGAGTCTTCGACATGGAAGACAGTACAACTAACAGGAAGACGACCTTCGCCCCAATCCCGAACACGACCAGTAAGAGCTAATCCATGTGGGATTTCGTTAAAAAGGTCATTTTTTAAAGCTTGACGTTCGGATTCAATCATTGAAAAATCTCCAAAAAAGTAAAAAGGTTGACAAAAAGAAGACTCAAAAATTATTGAGGTGGTTTATTGAAAGGGGGAGTCTCTAAACCAAGAGACTGTTTTTGCATCGTCAACAAAAGAATATGCTGAGAGACAGTTTTTTGAAACAGCAAAGTAATTAACTCTTTGATGCGTTCACTGCGAGCATTTAAATCTGGGATAGAAAACCGAATATGAGTGGCATTACGGGGCAAAAAATCACAGCTAAAAGCTTTATCGACTTCAAGCATCATTCGTGCTAACTCGAATTGGTTAGGCAGGGAAAGATTTTGAGCAATATCTAAACGATTCTCTTCTTCATTGTGAAAAGAGCGGGTGTGAGCAAAGATGGTTGGCTCGTCTTCAGGATAATTTTCAGGGTTTAAAACAGGCATAAGCAGAAATTTTCAGGTTCTAAAACAGGCTTGAAGTAAATTTGAACAGAGTTTCGTAAATAGTATTTATTGTTGTACTACCCTGATAATACTAGCATTCCTTCAATATTAGGACGGTCATTTTCTTCTGATTTTTCGTAAGTCGCTTCTTTGGCTTTATCAATCCAAGCATTAATTTGATCGTGTCTAATTGCTCCATAATCGACTTCATCATCAACTTCATTTTCAATCTTAATTCCTATAATTGAGAAACAGAATAAAAAATTGTATAAATCAGTTTCGTTGACCGATTGTACTAACTCTTTAAGAACTTGTTTAGCGTCCATTGTTATTTCTCCGTTATAAAAAATGTTAACATTCATTTCTTGCTTCACTGTGGTAAGGACGTCCTAACACCACTCCACAAGCTAACACGAGCTAACTGCCCGCTTTACCCTAGTTAAAAGGGGTTTTGACCCGTTATAATTAAGCTTGGTTTTCGCCTAACTAATTTTGTTGGGTTAAACCCAGTATAACAGATGGTAGTTATGATGTCAAGGGGGTTTGAGAAAAAAAATTTTTAAGAATTGCGAGCTTTTTTACGAAGGGCGAAAACGGATTCAACGGGATTAGAAGTAGTTTTGCGGGGTTGTTTAGGGGAATCATTAGACCGTTTACGACTTTCTTGACGACCATCCCCACCAGAAGTTTTTACCATAAAAAAAATTGGAAACACTACACTAGAAAAGCGAGCGTGACCAATTTTTTTTGCTTGAACGAGGATTAATTATCACCCAAAACTTCGTATTGACCATCTATCGACGGCAAAAGACTGTTTTTGGTTTCGGGACTAACTAATAAGTTGGCAGTAACGGTAGTTTCAACAAAAGAGCCATTATTGGCTGGAAACGTTCTAAGATGCTCAGAAAAATCTAGTTGAAAAGGAGTATTGGGAGGCAATTTTTCTAAAACAAAGTCGAGTATTTGCCCATAAAGAGAGTGACGAATAGCGGAGTGTTGAGCTTGGTAATAGGTAGAATGGCACTGGTTAGAGACGGATATAGTTTCTAAAATAATCATGTGTTTTGTCCTATTTTATTGCATACTTAAGATTTTCTAGATTAAGATATTCTAGACTGAGAAAATATAAGCAAGACATCTCTCCTTCTACAAATATAATTGAAGCTATTGCAATAGTTACAGCAAAAAGATTAGTATTCTTTTTAAGCTGGTCAGGAACATTGACTCTGAAAAACAATATTACTGTAGCTAACAATAGTTGATTTTTGATAACTTCACGAAAATTCAGTACAGTATTTTCGTTTATTACACCATACGCATAAACTAGCCCATTGGCAATAGTGCGGTTGTAACAATGTTTAAGCAATGCTGAAAACTGTGGTTTTTGTTTTGCTTCATTGACTAAATCAGCGATAAAATCTTTTGTTGATTTAGGTAAATTATCGCAAACACTTTTGATAGCTATTGCACCTCCGTAACTAATCATTTTTTTTGCTCCTTAGACGTTTTGCACTTATTTACATAATATAGCACATTCAAGACAAAATGTCAATAAATAAGTTCAAATACCGACAGATTGTGTAAGCGAAGCTTTATTTTCTGTCTTCAGGTAGGTAGAGACATTAAAATCATCCTTAAAACGACCCCTAGCTCTATCAGACTCCTCTATAACATGACACCAGCCCATTTTTTGACATTCTTCTTTAACTTTGCGTCCTCCTCCATAAACAGTGAAAAAAATGTCAGAAGTACCAGCGTGGCGACAAGCCATATCAAATTCTTCATAGGTAGCGGCAATACCATCGGAATAGCCATGAGTACAGTAAGCATCCCAACCTTTAGGAACGCCTAAAAGAGCAATATCCTGAAATTCAGTAGGAACATTTACATCAACAAGAATACGAATACCTGCTTCAGCCCAATAACGAGAAAGCCAACGTTTTTTAAAAATTAGTTCAATAGCGATAGCTTTAGGAGTTTGAAGAGTAATGGTGTAGTTAACTTCACCAACAAGAGTGATTGAAGTATCGATTAATTTAGAAGGATTTTTCCAATGACCATTAAAGCGATAATCGTCGGTATAGTGAAAGACAGTACCGGTAAGTGATTTGTTGCGAGCCTTAGCCCCCCAAATATTAATAGGAGTTTCTGGCCATTTACCCGCCATATTCAAAGGAAGGACAGGGATGCCCCATTCATTGTCAGTGGGAAACATCCAAGTTACAATATTATTACCTATGGGATTTAACAATTCTTTGATAGCCATGAAAAAAGATTTCACTCATAGTAAAGATATATCTTAGCATAAGGAAAAAAGAAATGTCAAATAACGAACAACAAATTCCCACATTTGCGGAATATCTATTCAAGCCCCAGAGAAGTGCAAAGTTACTATATGGTACATTTGTACTAAGAGATAAAGACCAAAAACAATTATGTGCGGTAGTGGCTACATCTGGGGCGGCAGGGTATCAAAATTGGACAGATTTTCAAAGGATAGGAAAGGGATTGATTCCGCCCTATGACAAATTTCAAATCAGAACCGATGGGTATCGATTAGCAACAAAAGGAATCGAAGGTATGTTTTATCCGATAGAACCTAGTCCTGTCCCTATCTATGGAAGGTCTGAATTAGGGTTGCATTTTGACGCAAACGTACCTGGTTCAGCCGGATGTATTGTGATAGAAAACAAAAACAGTTTTTTAAAAACAATAGTCCCTTTAATGTTAAAAGCGAAAAATGCAAAAATACTTAGAATCCCGTTAAAAGTCAATTTTAGCTAATGAGAAACTAAAAAGGTTTTGTAATTCATTATCAGAAAAACACCGACCTTTAAGCCAAGTCTCAAAAGTTAAGGGGGAATACTGAGGATTACGCTCGCTTAATAGATGAGGAAGTTTTGATTTAAAATCTAGAAATAAATCAAATTCTTCATCATTTAAACAAGATTTATTACAGGTTAGAGGGTGCAAAAAAAGGAAACCACTGGGTAAAACAAAACGAAACTGAGGCTTAATAAGCAAGGTCATAACTGCTGAAGAACTAATAGCCTTAATTACAATTAAAGGGGTGTGACAAATTTCAGCGATATGGATAGCTGAAAGAATGTCTCCCCCTTTAGAATTTACAAAAATCCTATTTACATTTAATTTTTGTAATGCGATAAAATAGGGAATTGTGTCGTGGTTAATAACGGAAATAGATGGCTTAAAATCAGGTAATAATTCCATAGATTATAAAATGTTTAACTTCTTAAAACGGGTAGTAACAAAAAGATTATTAATTTATGCGGTAAATATAAGCGTGAATATTTTAGTGATTTATTTTCAAATTTGGGGACAAGAGAAAATAGATACAAAAGAAAAAGTAATTCTTCAAAAATACGTAAAAACAAAAGATAACATTACAGTTACAAAGGATACAGAAAATTTAGTTTATTTATTAGATGGGTACATAACCAAAAGTACAACTTTAAAAATGCCGAAAGGAATAGGATTAAATAAAGAGAACAAAGAAATACTGTTAGAAAATATTATAACATACGTTTCTACAAAGTATCCAGAGTCAACAATTTTAAAATCAAATAATTACGAAATATTAGTGGATTTAGGTTATACTAAAAGGCAAATAAATTTTTTAGGGTGGGAAAAAGTGAGAATGGTTTTATTTGTAGCGGGAAGTAAAGATGATTATAAACTTTATTTAATAGCAACCGTTAAAATAGCTTCAGGAAACCCTTTTTTACCCCCTCCAAGCAAAGAATTTACCCAATTAGAAGGTGAATCCGCCCACAATGTTAAGGAGTATTTAGAAAGGTTTTTAGCAGATTTAGGAAAAGCAATAAGTGAACCCAAAACAGACACTAGAGATTAAGCAAAAATTAGGAAAAGAATACTTTATAGCCATAGGTTTTATATTTTGGACTACAACTTTGGTCAGAGTAATAGGTGGTTTAACAGACGAGCAATTTCAATATACATTGTTGCTATTATTATCATCTGTGACAAATTTTAGCATACCTATTTTGAAATATTTTATAAGAGGAGAAGCCAAAAAACCAACAATTAAGTTTACATTAGAGGGAAGCAGTATAGTGTTAGGAGTGGCGAGAGTTTACGGAATAGCAATAAGTTTAACCAATCTGTTAAGAGTATTACCAATTCCCACGTTAAGCGTATTTGCCACATATTTTACTATAATGAGTAGTATACAAGCAATATTTAGTGTTTGGCTGTCATGGATTTTAACTGAAGTTTTTGAAGATTAGAAATTCTTTACGAAAAACTCACCGGCAATTGTTATCATAAAAAGTTCAAGGTCACGACCAACAGCAACTTTTTTGATTAAGCCTAAATTTAAAAGAGGTTGGAAATCAGGGTCATAAGGTTTTGTCCAAATCGTTTTATGATTTGCGATGGATTTTAAAAGGTTTATATTAATAGTATTGCTAGGTTTTTTCAAGACATTCTTTTTATTCATCGAAAAATTGGGTCTGATTTTTTGGAAAGATGGTTCAAAGATACCCAATAGTTAGAGTATCTTTGACCACACGAAAAAGAGCTAAGACAATTTTGATTTTGAGCGTTGACCTACGGGGTTTAGTAAATCTGGCGTACTAAGATTTAAAAAGGGAACCTTTAGTGACCTCAAGAATCTCTTGAATGGTAGTGACTCGCCCTAAAGAAAGACCTAAAGGTTGAGAAGGAGTGATAGCGTGCTGGTCGGGGGACTTACGAATAGTGAAGTCAATATCGACACCTGAGAACCAAGCAACAGAAGCTGGTAAATCATAAAGTCCAACAGAATAAGAGATATAAGCCCTAGTCCAAAGGTGAGCTATTTGCAAAGCTAAACAAAAACGAGCAGAATCTTTAGCAAGAACAATGTACCGGTATTCATCATGAATAGTGATACAAAGTCGAGCATCAATGTCGTATTTGGAACAAAGATAATCAACAGCAGTAAGACAGATGTGTAAAAAATCAACACCGGAGCTTTGAACACAAAAATTAATTTTGCTAGTTAGATAATCTTTGTGACCAGTAAAACGGGGATGAATGGCATCACTCATAGTACGTTTTAAGGTAGGAGTGCGAGGGTCACTAGAAGTAGCAATACGTTCAAGTTCGTTAAACATAACGGACTCAGTACCTAAACGCCAACGTCCTTCAATTTTTTTACCTTTTGTTTTGGCAAACATATCAGAAGCAAGCTGTTTAGCCTCAGCAGAAGTCAAAGTTTTACGGAACTCCCGCATATAATTAATCATCGATTTAAGACCAGCAGAATATCGACGGCTATAGACGACAGTTTTAGCATTATCACGACTGATACCTAATAAAGAAGCAGTCATAGAATGAGGGTCAGTGCCATCTTCTTTACAGCCAACAAGTGTTTGAAAAGAGGAAGGCGTACCACCAATAATGCCAACATGAGCATCAGCTATAAGGTCAGAAATCCATAACTCTTGCAAGTTTCTTACGAATAGCCCGCTTCCGACTATTCTCACTGAGTCTCCCCAGTGTTGAGACTATATCATATACGGTTTCCCGTATCTCCCCGTTTCGAGCTTGCTTAAGCCCTACGATAATAAGCCTAGTTCTTTCAAGATACCCTTATATGCTTTACCCTTCTTGATGTTAGCCACATGGGACTTCTGTACTCCATGCTCTTTAGCTAATTGTTCATCTGGTAAGTCAGAATTGAAGATTTTTACAATATCTTCTGTGGTTAACTTGAATCTAGACGTTTCTCTAGTCGTTGAAGAGTCCTGTACAATCCTTCCCACTGTGGTTCTGTTCATGCCCACCATCTCCGCTATTTTTCGGGTGGTGTAACCCTGTACCCATAGTTCCATTACTTCTTCCCGGTGAATATCTCTGAAGTCCGAGTGTTGGTTTTTTCTACCTTGGGGGCGTTTGTCGCCCTTTAGCCGATAGTCTTCAGAGATATTGTGGGAAATTGTACACCATTCAAGATTTTCAAGATTGTTATTGGTCTTGCAATCGTCTTTGTGGTGGACTACGGGGAGATTGTCTGGGTTGGGTAGATGGGCTAGGGCTACCATACGGTGAACCATGATGTTTTTAGTTTCCCCTGAGTCATTTGTTAGGACAGTTGCCATATATCCACTTTTATTGACTGCTGGTGACATAAAACGCTTGACTCGGTGGGAGTAGATACGACCCGTTTTAGTAACGCTGTACTTACTAAATCCGGGGATTGTAACTAGGCTTTCCCGCTGATTGTCCATAACCTTTATCTTTTTAAACGCTATCCCAATTGTATCCTAAAGGGATTGTGGTGTAAAGGCTTAACTGGAGTTTCCAGCAATTAGAGGAGTTTAACGACAGCCATTGTGTTAACTGTCCACATCAGCACCAATTTGGACATAGCCTTGAGGCATACGAACAGTGGTTTTAATTTCACTACCAATGCGATTGACACGGGGATTAGCCGCAGTAAGCCAAGTGTTTTCAACAGCACGACCAGTGACAGTACCGGCAGTAATTAATTGAGGACAAATAAAACCAGTTCGATTATCAGAAGACAGAACAACAAATTGATTTTTTACACGGTCTTGAACAGAAACCCAATAAGCGCAAGAAATAGCAGATTGGAGGGCTAATTTAGCTTCAGGGAAGTCAGAATCAAGAATACCCCCTTCCATTTCAGATAGATAATCTTTAGACAAAGGCGAACCAACATTGGAATTTTCACCAGCTTTGTGAGGTAAGGGATAATACAGAGTATCGACATAAGAAAGACCACCATCGGAGGAGATAAAGTTTTCAAGAAGCAAGGGTGTGGTATTGGAAGAAACATCAGCACCCTGAGTGGCAAGAAAACCCCACTTACGATCCTTATGATGATAAAGAGGGAAACCCATCCAAGAGAGACGTAAAAGATAGGGGGTA